TATTGCTCTAGCGTTATATTTATAAAATAATCTTTTAATGTGTATAGCTTGAGCTTCAAAATGTTCAGCCTCATAAGTATACAAATTAACCAAGCTCTTTAATGCGGAGCCTTGTAATTGCGGAGTTACTTTAAATACACAAACTTCTGTTGTACATCCAACTCTACCTACATCGACTCCAAGTATATAATAAGAATTTTTATTACTTCTTCCGCTATATTCATATTCAGGTTGTAATAGAACTCTATGTTTTTCAAATTTCTCAGATGAGTAGAAAGCATTTTCCACATCTCCGCTCCATTTACTTCGATATTCACGATCAAATGAGTCCTCTTGATAAGTACCATTTAATTTTAAAGTATCTACGAAATCTTCATCTAATAATCCTTCTGTAACTGGCGTTTCATAAGTTCCACCCATAATCATTACATTATCAGGATCAAGAATTGATTGAATCAAAAGCTCAATTAACTTTTCAAAAGCAAATGAATTTTTTCATCCTGCAGTTGTGATATAAACTTGACTTTTATTTACTTTTTCTTCTTTGTGTCTAGTTCCATCAGAAAGCAATCTATCAACGTTTGTTGTTGGAATAATAACTTCATTCAATATTGTTTGATCAATAGAAACACATTCTTCCATTACACCACCCGTACGACGTTGACCTCTTGATCTTTCACTCGCCGCAAGTATGTCTATAACAGAACCATTTTTAAATATATATTTAACATCATTTTTTGATTTTTTAGAAACTCCACGTTCCCAGTTTATTTCCCCCTCAAGAGCAGGAATAAGATGACAAATTTCATCTATTTTAGCTATTGTAATACTTGCCGCTTGCTCTTTTCCACCTGTTGTAACAAATAAATGTGAGTTAGGATATAAAATACAACGAATAAAAAGCGCCATCATAGTTAAAAAAGATTTAGAATATGCACGAGGGAAAGTTGCATATACATATCTATGGCGCATTACAATACGTAAAAATATTCGTTGATAAAAATAAAATCTAAAAGGACAATCCGGTCCTTTGATTTGATCTATAAAAATATCTGGATATTCTCGATAAAAAGCTATTAGATTGCGGATATTATCTAATTGTGCATCTACACGTTCTTTAGATAATCCTTGTTTTTGACCAAGAGACTCTTGGGATGAAGAGATATTTAATAAATCTGCTAATGCCATTAGAAATCATCTCCATTATAAATTTGCTCATCATGTTCTTTTTGTTGAGCCATATTATTTTCATGGTCTAAAATATCTTGGTCACTTAAAGTAATAATGTCATCTCCACGCTCTTTAGCTTCTTTTAAATCTTGCTTTTGTTGTTTTAAATTTTCATTACGTTTTAAGAAATCTTCAATTTGTTTAGCTAGAGATTTATCTTCATAAATTAAACCTTTAGTATAATCTTTTAAATCTTGAATAACTTTATCGATAATATCTTGCGGAGCCTCGATAGTATATCTCGGAATCGCCCCGCCGCATTTTTCACAATAATCAACAAGCTCACCTATTGAATTAACAAACTCGCTCTTTTGATCTTTATTTTGAGCTGCGGTGAATTTCGCCGACTTTCTTAAATTTTCATTAACTCTAGATACCTTCTGGAATCCATCAACATCTCCGCCATCTAAAAATTGGTTCATTTTTAAATTAGTTTTACAAATTAAAATTAAAGTATTAATAGTATCGGCATCTTGAATATCAAAAGACTCAGTCATTTCCTTATACTTTTTCTCTAATTCAATTCATTCAAAAGGAGTATAAGTTCTTCCTCATTTTGTAGCTAGATAAATTTTATCATCATCAGTTAGTGATTGAACAGCCTCATCAAAAATAGACTCATCAACAAATTGACTTCCATCTCCATAAGGATTTGCTGCCTCTGGTGGCGGAGTTGGATCTGCATAGTAAAGTTCTTCATTTTGAGTAGGTGTACTTACTAAAGTATCATATTGAGCTTGATTAATTTCGCCTCGTTCTAATTGCTCTTTAAGTCCAGCTTCATACTCAGCACGACCCTCCGCCGCAATTTGTTTCTTTTCTTCATTTTCTCTTTGAAGCATTTCTGAATCAGCTCAATGATATCTCATTCATTGTTTTAATTTCATTTTTGATAAATATTTACCAAAAACAGACATTCCATCTAAAATTTTACCTTTTGATTTAGCTAAAGCAAATGCTTTATCACGAATTACATTTCATTCTTCGGGTATATAAGGAATATCTAGATCTTCTAAAATCCATAAAAAAGTATCTGGATCAAAATTATCAATGTGCATTGTTAAACAACTTTTACATAAGTCTGTGCGAGTACCATCTTTTCTTTTATAAAAATCTAAATCTGCTTTTTTGGTCTTTCCGCACTTAACGCATGTTTTCATTTCTACAACTGCCATTTCCGCACCCCCTGTTACTTCTTCTTATTGCGGCATTCTTTACATATTGAATAAAAGCCATCTTTTGAAGTATTGTTTTTTGAAAAGAAACGGCTATGAGCTAATTTTATTTGCCCACATCTAGAGCATCTTTTCCATTTACCATATTCTTTATAAGTATAATATCATATTAAATAGTCTTCTTTTGCTTTTTCCGCAATCATTTTAGGGATTTTATTGCGCCATAATGAAGAAATATATTCAACAGTATAGGTAATACCGAATTCCGCAGTTAATAATTCTTGGATTTCCGCATTACTTTTTCCATCTATTTTATAAATTAAAAGTTTATAATATAAAGGATATTTTTCTTCTAATGTACGATCAACTAAATCATCTAAATCTTCCATTAGATATCAAAAGTCAGAATCAAATTTACCTCAGCAATCTTCTTTTAAAGCAGAATAGTTGCATAAAAGTGCGCAAATGTGCGATGGTTCGAAGAATGAGACTAGACAATCGCTCTCAGGATCGCCATTGCCGCAACAACTAATATGTTCATCTAATCTTGCTCTTGTTAAATTTTTTATTGTATTGCTACTTCCGCCCATTGAAGGTTTATAAGCATCTTTAACTACATATTGCTCTTGATGCAATTCGATTAATCATTTTTTAAGTTTATATCTTTCCTTACCGGTTGCCGCTTTCTCTAATTCTTCTACTATTTTTATACTTTCTTTTAAATCTCTTAATGCTTGGATTTCCGCTAAATCTTTATCACTTATTTCTTTTTTATGTGTTAATAATACATTTTTATCATTTTCAATAGTAATGTTGTATAAACCATCTTCACCATTTTCAAACTTGTCCGCAAGTCTTTGGAAAGAGGTTTCACGTTTATTAACAGTAACCATTCTGTTTTCAGTTAAGATAAGTTTGGCTTTCTTTTCTTCTGGAGTCATTGCGGAAACAATATAATCAGCTAAAATTTCAAGATATTTTTTGCTATGAAGTTGTTGTTTAGTTAAAGTTGGTAATAATTCATCGACAAAAATGCGGCGGTCTGTTGCGCTTTTTATCGAGTAATCTAATTTTCTTGTTTCCATAATGAGACCTCCTTTATTGTTACTTATATTCTACCATAAAATTTTCTTTTTGTCAAGAATGTTTAAGGGGTTTAAATAGAAAATATCGTTTTTTGGTTTTGGATGTACATGTACGTATTTTGAATTTAAAAAATTATTTGGAGAGAGTGATGAGCAGGCAAAGCACATTTTTCTTTGACCTCCATAAAAATCCCAAAACTCCACGCCCCTAGGATCTCTCGAACACTACGTTCCACAGGCACGTATACCTTCCTTGCGGGCCGAGGTTTACATAGGGTTGACATGTCAAGTATTTGTAAAATAAAATTTGAACTTAAAGCAAAAAATAAAATTTCACAAAACTTTGTTTTTCAGCAAAACAAACAATTTTGAAGAACTAATTGAATACAAACATTTGTTTGTTTTGCAATTAAAAAAAATAAATAAAAAAACTTTTAAAAAACTATTGACAAAATAACTATAATTTGATATACTATAATTGAAAGAAAGAGAGAGATTGATTATGATAGATTTAACATTAACATTAGAAGAATTAACAAACATTAGAAAAGGACTTTTAAAAGAGTTAACACAAATACCAGTTGACCAAGAAAAAAAATACGAGAGTGTATCTAACCTATACGACAAGATAGAGGCGTTAGAAACTAAACTACTTGAAGAAAAGTATGAAGATGATGAAGAAGAGTTCTAATAAGAACTCTTCAACAAGCATTTAATTAACAAGTGTAAAGTTTTAAAAGTTTTGTTTAAAGTATTGACAACAACTAATAAAAGAGTTATAATTATAATGTAATAAGATAAAGAAAGAAAAGGAAATGATTATTATGAAAAAACAATTAACATTAAAAAAAGGAATTGAAAACTTATTATTAACAATTACATTTATCAGTATTGGTTTAGTAGCAACAACTGCTGATAGTGAATTATCAGTTGACTACCTATTATTCTTCTTAATTAACATTGGTATCATTAGTTTTAATTCAATGGTATTAGCAAAGTATGGTAAGTCTTTTAGATAAGACTTACTTTTCAAGGGAGTGAGATAGTATGAAAAAAATCTTTTTAGACATGGATGGAACATTAGCAAGGTTCAATGTGCCAAACGCAATAAACAGGTTTGAAAAAGAAATTAATTTTTTTGCTAATTTGAAAGCATACAAAGACATTGAAATAATAAATGAATTAGCAAAGAATAATAATTTATACATTATTTCAGCAAGTTCAAATAAAAGAACTGATAAAGATAAAATGATTTGGTTAAAAAAATATCTTTTTAACATTAAAGAAGAAAATATTACTTTTTGTAGAATTGGAGAAAACAAAGCAAAGGTAATAGAAAATAAATATAATATTTCTATTGATAAAGATTGTTATTTACTTGATGACTACACACGCAATCTTCAAGAGTGGGAAAGTTTTGGAGGAACAGGCATTAAGAGGTTAACTTCTAAAGCAGACAACTCAAGAAAGATTTGGAAAGGTTTAGAAATCAAAAGACTAAAACAAATGTTATCAATTTGTCAATAGAACAATTGATTTGTCAAGTTTCACAAGAACTTGACATTTTATTTACGCGGCGGCTCGCAATGGCGCGGCGCGAGCCGATTTTTAGAAATAGGCAAATTGAGGCGATTTCGCGATTTTAAAATTGATCCTTGACACAAACTTTACACTTCCTAAAAGTTTTTTTATTTTTTTATTAAAAACGCTTGACAAGGCGGTCGGTTTAGTGGTATACTATAATTGAAGAAAGGGAAGAGAGGTTATAATTATGAATAACAAAGTACAAGAATTAAAAAATAAAATTGAGGATTTAGAAAAGACAATTTTCTACTTAGAAATGGTAGACCGTTGGACTAGACAAGATTTTGAATTGTATGACAAATACAATAAAGAATTAAAAGAATTAAAAGAACTTTTAATTCAAGCAATTATTGAAAAATAATTAAAAAACTATTGACAAATAATTAATTAAATGATATAATAATAATGTAATAAGGAAAAGGTGATTTAAATGAAAAAATTTTATTTTGATTATTGTGAATACGCACAAATGGATGTTTTAGATGGAGTTATGGTTTTTGAAGAAACTGAAGAAAAAGCAGTTGAATATTTTAAAGAAATATTAGCAACTGAAGAGTTTCAACAAAAAACTCTTGGAGTTGATTTTGAAGATTTTGCTGAACCTGAAGAAGCAATAGTAAAAGACCCAAGCAAAGCATTCAAAGGTTACTACATAGTTGAAAGTACTTGTGGTTGGGACTGCTAGTCACAAGTACTTAAAAACTATTGACAAATATTTTCAAAAGTGATATAATAATAATGTAATAAGGAAAGGTGATTAATTATGAAATATCAATTAACATTTACAAAAGAAGAATTAGAAGAAATGTATGAAGAATTAGACGCATGTGAGTGTGACCATGGGTTTAACTCTCCTGCATTATTAGATTTTATAAATAAACTTTTTGAAATTTGCAAACCTGAAGAATATCAAGAAATAAAAAAAATAATAGAAGAAAGAAATAACTAAATTATAAAAAATATTTAAAAAAGTTATTGACAAATCAAAAGCAATTTGCTATAATATAAATGTAATAAGGAAAGGTAAATAAATATCTCACCTGACAAGAGAGAGGGAAATTGTTGGTGCAAACCCAACCTAACGAAAGTTAGTAGTATGAAAATAAAGTAGAACAGCCCGTGTCAACCGAGATATTTAAACCTTTTTTTATTTAATAAAATACGATACACCAGGCAACGTTGTTTGATGGCGCGCGTGCGGTTGTGGCGCGCCGAGTTTTACATGATCTTTACATGTCAAGCATTTGTCAAGAGAAAATGGATACACGCGGCAGCGTTGGTTGTTCCTGAAAGGGACTAGGTCAACCATTGTGCGACCGACCGCAACCGCATTAAAAAAATTAAAAAATTAATAAAAAACTATTGACTTATTTTCTAGTTATGGTATAATTAAAATGTAAGGAAGTGATAGTATGAAAAAAATAGTTATGCACATTAAGCCAAAAAAAGGTCGTCTACAAGTTAAAACAAATCGTAGTGAGCAATACTCATACTACACAAAGGCAACTAAAAAAAGTGAAAGAAAATTAAAAAATTCACTAAAAAGACTTGACATCGAGAACCTATAGTGGTATAATAATAATGTAATAAAGGAAGGAATTGATTATTATGAAATTACAAGAAAATTATTTTGAAAGTGAATATCTAAGCACAAGAGCAAAAAATGCTATTCGTAGAATTATCTTCCGTGTGTGTTCTTTTGAAGAATTACTACCAATGGAAATAACTATTCTTAAAAGAGTTGACGGAATTAAAACTCACGAAGAAATAGAAAAAATGTTCCAACAAATAAAACTTAAAAAAGTTTTTGAAGAAAATGCAAAAAAAGTATTGACAATAAATAATTAATTTGCTATAATTATAATGTAAGAAAGGAAAGGAATGATTAAAATGATAAAAATTCTATTAGGAAAAATATTTTTTAAACAACTACAAAAGAAAATGGAACAAGACATTGAGATAATAGAATTACCAATTTGGAAAGCAATTTTAATAGATTTTTATTTAAAAAGTATTGACTATTAATTTCAAAAATGCTATAATAATAATGTAATAAGAAAGGAAATGATTACAATGGCAAAGCGTAGACCAGTAGTCAACAAAATCGTAGTTGACAAAAACGCAGCACAATTCGCAAGAACTGCTGCTAACTTAAAGAGAAAGGGTAAAACAAATAAAAAATTGCATGGTAGAAATGCAAACCCAAGAGCAATTAAATACGCACTTTAATTGCTCTCACTCTTGCTGAAGATAGCCTAATGTGGACAGGGCGGCTGACTATGTCAGTGACAAACAGGTACCGATTGCGTGGGTTCAACTCCCACTCTTCAGCGCCTTTTTTTATGTGTAAAAACTTTACATTTGCTTGACGGCGCGCGGATGACCGCTGGGCGCCGCGATTGACACTTACTTTACATGAAGGCATTTCCGCAATTGAAAACTTACTTTACACTAATAACAAAAACTTCACAAAACCTATTGACTTTATTTTTAGTTATGATATAATATAATTAAGAAAGGGTGATACAAGTATGGAAAACAAAAAAGGTAAATTAAGAAAGTGGGTAGTTGAACTATTAGGAACTATTGTTTGTTCTTGGTTTGTATTTATTGCTACTACTATTGAAACAATGGGTAATGAAACTTATGACGTTGTTTTAGTAGTTTGGACTATTGTTGCTTGTTTTTGTATTTATTTATTAAAAGTCTATACTGATATCTTAGATTAAAAAAAGAACAAAAAATGTTCTTTTTTTATTGACAAATTATTCTATTGGTAGTATAATAATAATGTAAGGAGGAATAGTAATGAGAACTAGAACTATTGACGAGTGGGCAGGTTTTATTTTATTTTTAATGATAGACCCATTTTTTGATTTAGATAATTACATGAATAATTTAAAAGAACTTAATGAAATGCAAAAACAATTAATTAGAGAAAAAATAAAAAAAATATTGACAACCGATTAATAATTTAGTATAATAATTATAGAAAGAAGGAAAATAAAATGAGAAAAACAAAAAGTTTTAAAATTGAAAGTTTTGAAAAACTAAATGTGAATTGGGGTTATGTTGCTTTTTCAAGCCTTGAAAAAGCAAAATTACATAAGTTTTTTAAAGAACAACCAAGAGATATCAAAAATATAAAATTAGTATTTGAGTATGAAACACCAATTTTAGATGAAATTGAAAAAAAATATCTAACAAATGTATTAAGACCTTTTAAAAATAAAATTAACTACATTTATAAAAGTAAAACTATTCTTGGATATTACATTATGGTAGATTTGGATGATTTCAGTATGGAGTTTCCATATTTTAAAGAGGATACTATGTATCTAGGTATGGAACTTGATGTGGCATACTCACCTGAAGAACTTGGTCTATTCCAAGATTAAAAGTTGACAAAATGTCAACTTTTTTATTTGCTTTACATTGACTTGACGGCGCGCTCACCATCCTCACGCGCCGATTTTACACTTGCTTTACATGACAGGGTTTTGTCAATTGAATATTTGTATCTACGAACATTTGTATTATTCCTAAAAGTAAAAAAAAATAAAAAAATGTTAAAAAACTATTGACACAATACCGCAAAAGTGATATACTTATAATGTAGTAAAGAAAGGGACTGATTAAAAATGACTACAAAGAAAATAGACTTACAAACAAAAAGATATTTAATGTTTATAGATACTGAAACAATAGGTAGTTTGTATGTTAAAAAAAGTGTGTTACCTTTTGAAATAGGTATGAAAATACTAGACACTGAAACAATGAAAGTTGTTAAAGAAAAAAGTTATCTAGTTAGAAAGTTCTTTAATAATAAATATATTATGTTATCAACTTTTAGTGCTACTAAATATCCTAGTTATTTTGAAAAAATAAAAAATGACAAAAGATATAAAATATTAAGTGTAAATGAAATATCACAAGATATAAGCAAAATTGCTAAAAGATATAATATTGATATAATGGTTGCTCACAATGGCGGTTTTGATAAAAACGCTATGGCACAATTATTTGAAGAGTTTGGAATTGAAAACCCATTTAATAATATAGATTTATTAGATACAATGGAAATATCAAAAGTAATAACTTATTCAAAAGATTATACAAATTATTGTATTAATAATAAAGGCATTTTAAATAATATGAAAGAAAGTGCTTTTATAACTAATAGCGGAAGAGTAAGGACAACCGCTCAAGCAATTTATGCTTATTTAAGTAATAATGCTAACTATCAAGAAGAACACACTGCTCTTGAAGATATTGACATTGAAATTGAAATCTTTAAAGCAAGTTTAGAAAAATTAGGAAATACTATTGTAAATCTTAATGTTACACCAACTTGGAAAGATTTTTCAAAAGTAATTGAAGAAGAATAATTCTTCTTCAATTACAATAAATTAGAAAGAAGGTAAAATTATGGAAGAAGAAAAACAATTCTCATTTGAGGTAGAAAGAACATCTATTTGTTATGGAATAGTTATTGCTAATAACATTGAAGAGGCAAAAGAAAAAATTAAAAATGGAGACTATGACGATATTATAGACACATGGGACACTTTTTACAATTGGGAAACCGCAATTGTTGAAGAAGAAAAAGAAAATTAATTATTGACAAAATAATTAAAATATATTATAATATAATTGTAAGGGAAAGAGTGATTAAAATGTCAAAAAGATATCGTTTTACCGAGCAAGAAATGAAATTAATGCAAGACTTTATTAATACAATAGATGAAGAACTTGTATTAAATCGCGGTCATGCTTTTCAATGTTGCGTTGCTACAAAAGAGATTTGGGTTAGCAACAAAAGACAAACAAAGTTTGATAATTGCTTTATGGAGTGGTTAAAAACATTACCTGAGTATGAACCTATACATAATACTATAATAGCATTATTACACGAGATAGGACACATTAAAACCTATGATAGTTATGTTTATTTAGTTGATAATACAAAAGAACAATTATTGCGTTTAAAATTAGAACAAGGCAAAATTAACGAACAAGAAATACAATTCAAATATTTTGAACTTGATAAAGAAAAAAATGCTACTCTATGGGGTTTAAATTATTACAAAAGTCATAAAACACAATGTAATAAACTTGCGGAAATGCTCGGTCTTATCACTCATAACCTAGACTAACGCGGAAATATCGGGGTTTCCGCGTTTATTTTATTTTTTAAAAAATTTATGATATAATATTTATATAAATAAGAAAGGAACGCAAAAAAAATGACTTTATACATTTTAGTTACTGGTGATAATGTCATAAGTGGTGTATACAATTCAAAAGATAAACTACTTGCGGAAATGACTTCACTCTTCGCGGGTGATACCCTAAATCGTGTAGAAATGTGAGACCTAAACAAAGGTTACATTGGTCTTTTGAATATTACAAAAACAACCACTATTCGAATAACTGACTAACACCTGTAAGCACTTGCTAGCAACCGAAAAGGGTCAGCAAGTGTCGTTCCAACAAACACCCGATACACCAAACAAAAATTGAGACGAAATTCACGCGCAACCGCGTGTTTTTCTTTGCCCAAAATTGCCAAGCGGGCCGCGCACAACCACCGCGGCCCGAAAAATCTATTATACCACTCCTGAGCGAAAAAGTCAAGAAAAAATTGATCTTTACATGTAAAGTTTACACTCCCAAAACTTTTTTCAAAAAATTGTAAAAAATAGTTGACTTTTAAATTAAATAGAGTTATAATTATAATGTAATAAAGAAAGGGAAATAAAAATGAAAAAAGAATTAGAAGAACAATTTCATAATGTATGTATTGACAATAAATTAACCATTAAAGAAAAAATGAAAAAATTAAAAGAAATTTTAAATAAATACTTGACTTTAAATGATTAATTTGTTATAATAATAATGTAATAAAGAAAGGTTATTACATAATCAAAAAAATTAAAAAAAGTAAAAATAATACTTGACTTAATTAAATGATTATGTTATAATATAAATGTAATAAGAAATAGTTAACTTATTACAATGCCAAATAAAGAAAGGGAAGTGATTACAATGGCAGAAAAGAAAATAACTAAAAGAGAACATTTCTTACAATTAAGAAATGTAGTGGAAGGAAATCAAGAATTAGTTGATTTTATCGACCACGAACTTGCATTACTAGACAAGAAAAATGCTTCAAAGAGTGATGCTCCAAGCAAAACTCAAATTGAAAATCAAGCATTATCAACTCAAATACTTGATTTAATGAAAGGTGTAGACAAAGCAAAAACTATCACTGAATTAATTAACGAAACTGAAATCGGCAAGTTAACATTCGGTAAAGATAGCAAAGCAATGACTAACCAAAAGTTATCAAGACTTGTAAATGATATGGTTAAAGAAAACCTAATCACAAGAGTTGAAACAAAAGGTGTTGCTTACTTTAAGGCAAATTAAAATTAAGGACTTTAAGTCCTTAATGTAAAGACTTGACATTCAAATTAAATCTTTACATTAGGGACTTAGGATAATCCTAAGGTTGCGTGGCGGACCTTATCATGCCCAAGTTCTATTGCTTGAAGCGGGAGAGCAAGGGGTTATACAACACAATTGTGGACTTTCACCACAGCCAAAAGGTATGGAAACTTGACAACCTAAGTGTCAAGTTTTTTTTATTTTACATTTACTTGACGGCTCGTGCGCAGGCCACACGAGCCGATTTTTCTATTCTAGCACACTAAGGGGCAAAAGTCAAGAGAAAATTGATCTATTGACATTAATTTGACACTCCCAAAAGATCTTGATCCGATACACGCGGCGGCGTTGTTCCACACATCCGCACTAAAAAAATTTAAAAAAAATGAAAAAAATAGTTGACTTATTTTAAATAAAATGCTATAATTATAATGTAATAAAGAAAGGAAAGCATTTAAATAATTTAAAAATATTTTAAAAAAACTATTGACTTTTAAATTATAATTTGTTATAATTATAATGTAATAAAGAAAGGAAATAGCATTTAAAAAAATATTTAAAAAATTAAAAAAAATGCTTGACTTACTTATTACAAAGTGATATAATATAAATGTAATAAGGAAACAAACACTTATTACAAAGTCATTAAAAAATAGGAAAGAGGTAGATATTATGGAAAAGAAAATGACTAAAAGACAAATGTTTGAAATGATTAAAGGAGTAAACGCTGATAACGCTGAAATCGTTGCTTTCTGTGATAAGGAATTAGCACTATTAGACAAGAAAAATGTGTCTAGGGGTGAAACTGCTACACAAAAAGAAAACGCTGTTTTATCAAATGAAATCTTAGATATTTTATCTGATTTAGATAAAGCAAAAACTGTTACTGAATTAATCAACGAAACTGAGATTGGAAAATTAACTTTTGGCAAAGACCAAAAAACAATGACTAATCAAAAATTATCAAGATTAATCAACGATTTAGCAAAAGATAACAAAGTTGTTAGAGTTGAAACTAAAGGCGTTGCCTATTTCAAAATTGCTTAATCAATAGTAAGGGTCAAACCTTACTAAAAGGAAATAAAAAACCTCCCTTTTACTTCCTTTTAGTAGGGCTTGGAAAAACTACTGAACTCGTGAACCAACCTGAGAGAGATTGAGAGTTGGAGGCGGACAAAAGACCTTGCCAAAATTGGGGAGGTTGACACCAAGCGTCAACCTTTTTTACTTGCTCGAATGGTCCGCGCCTGGTCGCCGCGGACCAATTTTCCTATTATACCACACTTTTAGGAATTTGTCAACTAAAAATTGCAAAAAAATTTTTTTAATTTTTTTCACAAAAGTACTTGACTTATTTTGTAGTTATGATATAATTATAATGTAAGAGGTGATAGTATGAAAATTAGTGGTAAAGAAATTAAGTGTCCTAATTGTGGTTCTACTGATATTGAATGTGTAGACCAAATTGATACAATTTTTGATATTTACAAAACTAAAAATAATAAATTAATTACTAGATTTATTGCCTATTGTCCTGCGTGTCTTCATGAAGAAAAAAGTTTTACTATTACAGTAAAAGGACATTTAGACATTACAAAAGTAGAAATTAAAGAAGATTAAAAAAAGTATTGACAAATAAATAATAGTATAGTATAATTATAATGTAAGAAAGAGAGTGATTAGTATGGACTGGGACTATACAAAAGAAAAAAACAAATACATAATTACATTAGAAAATGGCAAAAAATACTTTGTCAGTGAAGATTATGTTGACAACGCACAAAAGCAATTAAGTGTTAGTGTTTTTGAAGCATTGGAAATGTGGTTAGACGATAAGGACTTATTAACTCCTTGTGAAGAACAAGAACAACTTGAAAAACAAGCAAAAGATAATGGAGTAAAGGTTCTTGCAAAAGAAAAAACTGAACGCAAAAAAGTAGTGCGTGAACGCAAACCTAATCCTGATAAAGAACATTTAATTAGTGCTATTGCAAATTATCTTCAAGAATTAAATGCAACTAATGTAAATGTTGAAAATGTCGGCAAATTAATAACTTTTACTTACAATAGTAAAGAGTTTAAGTTAGATTTAGTCGAAAAAAGAACAAAAAAGCAAGAAAATGAATAGTTTTCTTGACTTTTTCATGCAAAAATAGGCGGAAATGCCTATTTTTTTATTACTTTACATGTAAAATGAATGTAAATCAGCGGCTCGGGGGCGGGCGGAGGGCGCCGAAATTCCATTATATCACATTTTTATAAAAAAATCAAGTGAAAAATGCTAATTTTACACAAATTTTACATTTCCTAAAACTTTACATGTCAAGTCGCGTAAACCGAACATTTGTTCGAGGTTTTAGATCGGGTATCGATCGTTGCTTTCGTATATGGCCGCGATCAGTCCGTAAAGTCGGTCAAGGCGCGTATATGCGAATTTTTTATGGATAAAGTTGGATGCGGCAGTCTCGATCAATATCCCACAAGATCTGGTTACGGTGAACGGTAGATCGGGTCGCCGCATCATATGCAAGAGCAAGCAACATTTAGATCTGATCGATTATACGATCGGTGAATGGCAGAGTTTTTTGCATAATAATATATAATATATATAATATAATATATATACTTTACATTAAAAGTTATTACTTGATTTATTATTAAAAATATATTATAATTATAATGGGAAAGTATTATTATTATATATATAAATAAATAAATCACTCCTATTATATATATTATAATATAATTTATTATATTAGTCAAATAAATAAATTAAAGCAAAATAAAAGAAGCGCTAATGCGCATTTTATATTATATAAGGGTAACGATAAAAAAATATTTAACGATAATATATAATTGATTTTGCGGGGTGTGCCGATCGGACGCAATTAACACTCTCATATACCAATTTTTTATTATATATCAATTAACACTCTTATATACTAATTTTTTACACCATACACCAATATCAAAAACTTTAATTATTTTGTTTGGAATTAATAAAAATACTTAACATCATGAATGTTTTGTTTGGATTTAATAAGAATACTTGACGAATATATAAAATATATTATTCGTCAAGTAAACCATTTAAACTCAAACAAAAATACTACTTTTGCTTAATTATAAAATCCATTTAGCTCAACAGTAGAACCAATACACATCTGATAATCTGCATAAACCTGTGTTGTTTTAAATATTTCATTCTCTTCTAATAATTTCTTACTTTCAGTTACTTGATATAAAGATAATCCAGTTGCGGCAATCAGATCTTCTCTTTTAAATAATTTCTTTTCCGCCATCATTTGCATACCTATTCAAGTCTTTAATATAGGAACTCAACTTCTTTTATGTGCGGAATCCGCTATTTCTTTACATGTTTTAACCATTCCTATTCCTATATGCATCTGTTCTTCTCTTTTGCGGTAAAGCGCGGCAACGAAATAATTTTCATCTGTTTTATCTATTGTATATGATATATATTCATTATCACTTAATTCTTGTAAAGTTACTTTTAATTCATCTAGGTTTTCTTTGGTTACATTTAATTGTATATAATTTAAAAAATCTTCATAACTTCCGCGGAAAACCAACATTGGAGTTGCTACAATTGTTAAGAATACTAGGAATGGTCATGTCATTAATTTAATACTCTCTTCATCAAAAGCAATATCATCTTTTATTTCATTATATAAAGTTAATGCGCGGGCGTCGGTCTTTTCTTCTTCAATCTCGTATATAGCCCCTGATCCACGCCCTTTTTTAATCAAATGTAGCCCCCATTTTTTTAATATTGATTTCTGAGTGCGCGGAAATGCCCCTATTAAAGACTTTTCAGATACCCCGAATCTTTTTGCTACTTCTTCTAATGTCATAATATCACCCCGAATATTATATATTAAAAATTCAAACAAAAAAGTTGTTTGAATTTGCCCCGCAAATAAAATAAAAAGAGATTTAGTTTATATGCCTAAATCTCTATGTTCAAATTCTCCATATTCAACAAGCGGAGATGGCTGATCTATGGCTCTTTTTATCGGGTTAATACTTAATCATACCCTTTTATTAAACCATAAAAATACGAAAAATTGCAACATTTGCTTCCTCTCCATTCGTGATTTTCGCTTAATTATAATCTTTTTTCGTCTCAATAAAACCCTTGAAAAAATTGGATTTTAAATATTATTGCTTCTTTTGACGTTTTTGAACAAGGTCTACTTTAAATTCCTCGCCCGCCATTTTAAAAGTTATAATCTTGCCTTTATTCTCTATAACAACATCAGAAGCACCCTCCATATTTTGGATAGTTTTTGCGATTTCCGCAATTATAGCTTCTTTTGTTGGATTTTCTTTAACAACACGAGTTCTCTTCTCTGTTGATTTCTTTTCACCTTTTGCGTTTCTTTTTAATGATGCTAATACTTTGTTGTCTTTCGCTTTTTCTTCTAATTCCTCTTGTTCATCATTGTAAATATAGCCCTCATCTTCAAGCCAAGTTAAAACTGCTTCATCCATATCAATTTCTAGGTTTTTAACCATATTTTGTAGATATGAAGTCATAACCTTTACAACCTTACCATTTTCAAGAGTAATAGTAGTTATTTTACCATCGATTACATAGTTTTCCATATTAATCACCATTCCTTTTCTTTTTTTATTATATAAATATTATATCATATATTTTTTAAAAAATCAAGTTAAATCGGTAAATATAGATCTATGTGCGGAAACCCTGATCATCCGATCTCAGAGCCGACCTTGCCGCATATAAAAAAGGCATCTACGTATATGCCTTCCGTCACTGTTGCTAGTTAACAACTTATTATTAACTAACCTTAGCATGCTTGATATCGAGGCGACAGTGGATAACTACCCCGCTTCTTATCGATAGAGCTGTAATCGCCAGTCCTTTTAAAGTCCAAGTACTGAAGAACTCACTTTTTATAGCCAAAAAGTTTGAAAACTGGAGGCAGATATAAGTTAATGTCATCCCCTCCAATAAGACTTTAAACATATGCTCAAAATCTTATTGCAAGGGATTGTACACTCCGCTCTTGCACTGAACTGATTTGTAATTGCTGTCTATTTTCAATTACCCTTTCTCAACTGGTAACCAGTAACCAGACGCCGCTTCCATAAACATTCAAGCAGTAAGACTACGCTATCCGAGGCAGCGCTCCTCAAAGAGACAGTTTAATAGACTAACTTCTCTTTTATAAGACTTTAATACTTGTTTATACCGAGTACCTTTAAAGTCTTATAGAAGAGAGTTAAATCACTCTCTACTATATATATTATTCTGCTACTGCGAATAAAGGTTTCTTATCGTCAGTTTTAGTAACTCTACCAGCATCTTTTAATTTCTTAACTAATGCAGTAACTTTTTGAGCAGAAGTAATACCTTCTATATCTTTAGTTGCTTCGAAAATTTCAGTTGCAGTCATAGCTTTACCAGCTTCAACCATTCTGTCGAAAATCTTTTCAACTAATTCTTTGTTAGCCTTTTGAGTTTTAGTTTCTCCAGTTCTTTTCTTTGAAGCTAACTCGATTTCTCTATTTAAGAAATCAACTAACATAGTTGCATCTTCAACATTTGCTCCTTCTACGATTTCGATTAATCTTCCAAATTTTTCTCTTTTAGTCATTTTTTCCATTCTAATCACCTCTTATACACCTTTCTACAAAAAATTGGATATTTGTAAGTTTACATTGACTTTACGGGATGCTCTTGGGATACCAACACTTACAAAGAGTACCAAGTCCCTACAACTTATTGAATACGGTAGTTGCCAAACCTTTTTCTTATTACATATATATTATATAATAAATTTTAATAATTATCAATATATATGTATTACAACATGTTTAATAGTTTTTCGGAAGCGTGTTACTATATTACACCACAGGGCGTCCCCAATCTTTCGTTCCAATTCTCGTGGAAAACTCTTCCATGTCTATTAAACACATTGTAATAAATATATATTTCTTTCTTTTACAATTATATTATATAATAATTTTTAATAATTATCAATAAATAAGTTTAAGGCTCAGGACAATCTTTTTATCCTCGTTCTGCCGAAGCACCCTGATTACTTATTACTTTTTAAGTCTATCACTTTTTATATGGGAAGGGGACTTGCTAGAAGTCCAGCTATCCGAAACCCACTATCTTTATAGATAGTATAAGAGCAAATATGGAATTACTGAGTTAATTACGCTCAGTCTGTAAAGTAACTGCCAGCACCTATACTCAACTTTACTACCCTCTAGGTACTCACCATCTGGTCGCCCGCTTTTAATTTGCTCTTATATTATCTATAAAAATATATGTTTTCTTTCTTTATTACATATATATTATATAATAATTTTTTAAAATAATCAACTAAGATTTTTAGCAGGAAGAAGCAAGTGAAACATAACCTCTCCCTACCAAAATTATATACGTGCCAACCGCGCCCTTATCATCGATCAGCCTGTCTTATCCCCACTATATTACATCATAAGACTCCCGAGCTATCTATATAACTTTTTATTCTTGCAAAATGAAGCGGCTATTATTCACCTGCCGCGAGGTCGGTTTCATGTTACTTTTATTATGGGGTTAGAACATCACCGCCGCAGTCTCCCCAAGTAAGAAGGTAATCATTAGCATATTGCTAATTCCATTTAATTAATCTTCCTTTTCTTCTTCGTCATCATCATTATGGCGAGAGCTTAAGAAAGTAATTTTCTCAGCATTAACTCAAACATTTCCCTCATTTGTACTCAAAGAACCTTTGATGCCTACAATATCACCTTTATTTAGATATTCAGTTGCACTTTCTTTAATAGTTCCTTGCATATGAATATCTACATAGTCGGTATCATATTCACCATCTTCATTTTTGTAACTTCTAGGAATTGCTATTGTTATTTTATCATCTTGTAATTCTTTTACTCTGCCAACCAAAATCGCTTGATTTAACATGGCAATTCTCCTTTTCTTTATTACATATATATTATATAATAATTTTTAATTATTATCAACTTAGAAGGTTTTTGGTAGACAATCTTATTATAAATAAGAGATAGTTCACGCGGGGTAACCAGCAACCTAAAGATATATAATAAAGTTTTTTTGATAAAGGAGAAAACTGATGCCAAACTCCTATTGTACTGATTTTAATGTACAAAATCACTTCAACCAACTTTGCTTAAAGAAGAGTATTATTATCATTCTAAGCGGTTATTAAGTCCCCATGACACTGCGACCGCACGCACTTTCATTAGAATGAAAATTATTAACGAAATATAATCTTTTGGAAGTTTCGTTATATACAATAGCCAAGCGGATCCCAACTCCTATTATATCTTCCTTAATAATACTCTTTTTTAAGAAAAGTTGAATACTTTTCTTAGACATGTCGTGTACTTTTGTGATTTCCCCTAAGGTCGTTGTTCACTAACTGACACTAAGTATTTTTCAACTCCACCGCACCAATTTATATACCACCTTGCGGCAGGCGGCTTGGGGGATCGCTTGATCGAGCTTCCCGCCAACGTAACTAGGAGACCACTTCCGTCATTTACCTTTTTTCGCTTTGTTGGAGAGGCGTATCCTCCGATGAGCATCATAACTTCTCTTTCGTCTCACGTGGTGGAGAGTGTACCACAGGATTAATATATAGCCCTTTTTCATTAGAAAACTCGCTAACAAAAGTCATTATATCTATTCAAACCCGATATAAAGGGTAATGCATACATCAATAATGATATCTTTGGGCAGCACGAAACGAATACACTTTTAAGTTATAATCCCTATAACACCCTAATTCATAAAAACATATGCTTGCTGCAGCTAGTGTTTTTTATTCACATGACGCTTTATGAAATTGACCTTCCCGGGGAAAGTTCTCGCCCTTAGATTTACATCTAAGGCTTACTCGCTCGTATCTCATAGAAGTAGTGGCGGGGTTCGCTTCCCCGATACATTTGAGAGCCGTTGAAGCTCTTCTTTCCTACTATAAACGCTTCATATACTTGATAATGCATTATCTCATATATTAACCATGGCTTTATGCTTATAGTTGGAAAGAAAAGTTTCAACTTTTCTTTTTTACATATATATTATATAATAATTTTTAATAAATTTCAAGTTAAACTCTTAATTGATTATCTCATAAGTAAGTGGCCACCTACAGTGATACTCTTTGGTTTGTATAAGACTTTTAGTAACCTGTTCGAATCTTGGATTTACACTATTGTCTCCCGTTCTCTCAAATCTATTGCAATTAGATTTTTTTACTGTATCCTTATGAGATGCTCAATTAAAAGTTTAACTTTTAATTTATTTCTTTATTACATATATATTATATTATAATTTTTAAATAAAATCAATTATAATCAATTAACCTCTTCTAATTGAAATTACTTTTCCATTATTATAATAAGTTAATTTATATGGAATTTCTAATCTATCTCTTGGAGCTAATAACATATCAAGAGCAAAACCTAATTCGATCTCATCTCTATATCTATATATATTATGTTCCATTCTATCTATTATTATATATTTATTCATAAGTTTCACCTTTTACAACAGCATCAACAGTATCATAAAGTTCTTCACTTAAAAAACACATATAATCTGTATCATAATAAGTATCTACAACTTTTTCCATTTTTTCATCTATATTGTCTGTATATTCTTGAATATTTGTAATATAAGCAATAAAGGCTTTAAATAGTTCTCTTAAGTCTGAATCTGTAGCCTCTCTTTTTAAACATTCAAATAATTCTTCTGCTTTCCACATATATATCATTCCTTTCTTATTACATATATATTATATAATATTTTTTTAAAAAAATCAATAAAAAAAGCATGTTATTCACATGCTTTGTAATTATATATTGGTTTAATTATAGTAACTATATCAACAGTACCTTCTATGTTGTCTATTATCTCTTGCATTGGTTTATATGCAAATGGTGATTCATCAATAGTAGATTGATTAACTGAAGTTGTAAATATTCCCGCCATAGATGCAGCATAGTCTTCTAAGTTGATATTTTCTTTTGCGGCAGCTCGAGACATGATTCTTCCAGCGCCATGTGGTGCTGATTGATTCCAGTCTACGTTACCTTTACCTATGCCTATTATGCAGCCATCACGCATATTCATTGGTATAATTACTTTTTGTCCTTCATATGCAGATATAGCACCTTTACGAACTATATTATCTTTAAAAGATATATAATTGTGTATTGACTCAAAAGTTTCAACTTGAGTCCAACCCATTGCTTTACAGATAGTATCTGCTATTGTTTGACGGTTTTGAACTGCAAATTGTTGGCATAGATCCATATCATGTAAATAGTGTAAGCGGTTATCGCCTTCTAAATAACATAATTCTTTTGGTATTTTTGGTGCTTTTTTAGCATATTCTTGAACTAATTGTGCTAAACCTTTTTGTATTTCAGTTTTACGACCAGTAGCTTTATATTCAGCGATTAATGCATCACGATCTGCTTCAAAGCGATTCGCTCCTGACATCTCTTGTATTGCAATATCTTGATATATTTCAGCTACTTGTTTTCCTAAGTTACGAGAACCTGTGTGTATAACTAAATATTTGTCCCCATTATCATCAGAGTCTAGCTCTATGAAATGGTTACCGCCACCTAATGTACCCATAGATCCACCTATTCTATCTAAATTGCGTAAATCTTTAAAGCAATATAATGGTTCAACATATTTATTCATAGCAGATGTATTTATTTTAGTATGTACATCATGTCCAGCTGGTACATAAGCACGAATAACAGAATCTAATTTTGCGAATTCTGTTTCATTCATTTCGATATTACCAATCTTTACGACACGCATTCCACATCCTATATCAACACCTACTATATTTGGTATAACTTTATCACCTAAATCTGCGGTAAACCCGATCACACAGCCGGCACCCGCATGTACATCTGGCATTATTCTAACTTTTGCATTTTCAAAAGCTGGTAATTTAGCTAATGTATATACTTGATTTAGTGCTTCACCTTCTATATTATCAGTAAATATTTTAACATCTGCCATAATAATCAAATCCTTTCTTTTTTATTTTACATACATATTATAATATATTTTTTTAAAAAAATCAATAGAAAAGGAATAGATTACTCTATTCCCTCTATCTTACTAGTATCTATGATAACTTCTGTGCTTAAATTAATTCTATCTAGATCTGTGAAAATACAATCTACTTTATCACATTCAGTTTCTAGTATTTGCTTTACATCATATATATCATTAACAAAAGCCCATGTATGATTCTTATAAAGAATCATAAAGCCTCTTACAGATAATAAGTCTTTATATGTTTTTTCGTCTAAACAATCAGCATATTTTCTTAAAGTAATCTTTCTAAACAATTTTTTCATATTCATTTCCTTCCTATAATTCTATAAAATCTTTAAATACACATCTAAATTGCGGAGATAGGCGGATATCAGCATGATAATGCCCGAAAAACCACTCTCCATATGTAATCTTATTACATAATAAGTCAAGCATTTTTTCAGATGTATGATTAAATTTATCTATATTTGCATACATATTGCATAAAAATCCACGATTATGTTCAAATACTGAGAATGGACAACAATGAGTAAATACATAATCATAATGGTCTGCATGAACACGTTGTATATCATCTGGAGTAATTTGTTCCTCAGGCCACCAATCTAGTCCCTCTCTACGCCAGAATCGATCTACACTATCAGCTCCACCTAAGAATAACATAGTCTTGACATCTCCGTGTAAAGATACTGTCATTTTTGTGCCTCGATACATATGAGTAATATGGTCAGATATAGCATGATAACAACCAGCGTCCGCATCCTTATACCATTCATTAATTATATTAAAATTCTCATGATTTCCATCAATCCAGAATAAATTAACACCATTACAATATTTTTCATATGTGCGAACGGTTTCCTCTAGATCAAATTGACTTTCACTCCAGCAAATTCCCATGTCTCCGCATACTATAATATTACTTTCCTCACCTAATCCAAATCTTTCAATAAATTGTAATATTGGGGTAATATCTCCATGTTTGTCCCCTGTAACAAACCATCTTTTTTCCATATTTATCATCTCCTAGTATTCATAACTATAAGTATCACTACCTTCTTCATAATCACTATATGGGTCATAATTTTCAATAGGATTATCATCTGATATACCAAAATCAAAACATTTTAATATACCATCTTTATTATAGCCTATATTTCCATATCTAATATCTCTTAGATAGAAACCCATTTCTCTAAGTGCCTCTAATGTTTTACAATTCTTTTGTTCAAATATGTCTCCATTATAATCTGGAAGTGTACTTCTTAATTCGTCATCACAATGACAATATTCTTGAACTATAACAGGTACACCATTTTTATCTACAAAGTAATCTTTTATTTCAGCAAACCCAGATATGTCAAATCCTTCTGCTTCTAGTTGTTTTAAATGTTCCCATACCATTACTTCAAATACGATTTGACCAATAGACCAAACTAATTCTGGATGGTCATAAGCAACAGTATTTTCAATAAAAGATGCAAAATCTTCATATTCATAAGGATATTCACAAGTAGTAGTAAATGATGTAGCATCCAATACGCCATAACCTATTGGTAATTTATATATTAAATCATCTTTTGCATAAGTTGTTTTACTGCAACCCTCGCCTATGTATTTTGTGTTAGGTAATATATCATCATATATACTAACATCTTCTCTCACTCTAAAATTTAATGTCTTTTCCATTCTAATCACTTCCTCTTTCTTTATATTAATATTATATAATAATTTTAATAAAAAATCAATTAGGTAATTACAATGCAAAAGAAAGCAAGATTTTATCTTGCTTTACATATGGGAGATTGCGGAAACTCGGTCCTAAGATCGGCGTTTCGGGTTCCCGCGATCATTTAATATATCAAGTAAGTGATTATCAAAGTTGCTTTCACATTCATATTGCGACATATACACGATCTGATGTGTGCGTATATGTTTTTTAGCTTTGCGAATAATACGATTTAATCTATCGATCTCCCCTAAATAATGACATATATCTAGAGTATCTAATACAACTTGGTCTTTATCTGTATGTTCTAACCAATAACGCGTATCCGCAATTATCTTGCGTGTATATGGCCCATAGTATGGTTTATAACGTACTTTCCTAGCCATTTACATCAACCCCCAATAATATTTCAATAAGTTGCCTTCTATTAATATTAGAAAAATGAATAGTACCATCTGCCTCCGCAAAAAAGCTATATAAAAATTCCATTGCTTTATCTATTCTCTTTTGTAACTCTAGTTCTTTTATTTTGCTACTATTTGCTTTATTATATGCTTTATCTATTTTATCATTTAATTCTCTTACATCATATTCTAAATTACTAATATAACTATTAATCATATACATATCTTTATTATTTAATTCTCCAGCTATTTTATTTAATACTCTATAAAATTCTTGTTTATCTTTCAGACTCATAGTTCTCTCCTATTAAATACATCATATCTTCAAATTGTTCTTTAGTTACTATTGATGAAAAATCATTTATCCATTCTTCATTTTCATAATATTGTTCTCCACTCATATCTTTAAATAAATAGTATTTGATATCAGTAGCCACATTAACTATATCAAGAACTCTGCATATACTACCATCTTTAAATGATAAAATATCTCCAATCTCTACTAAATCTGTTATATTTGGACTATATTTTTTTATAGGGTTTGCTTTTCCTGAAACATCTTTCCATATATAATCATTATAATAGCAATCTTCTACTACAACTCTATCAAATATATATCTATCTACTTTTTCTTCAATACATTTAGCAATTATTCCACTTTTAGTTCTTATATAATCTCCTATTTGCATTTGTCTTCATCCTTATCTTTGAATAATATTAATGCTGAATAATTAACTCTATTACTTAAAGTATCATAAAATGTAGAATATTTTATATCTACTATTGTATAATTGTGTTCTAAGGATTGTATTTTTTCATTTAATAATAAAGTAAATCTTGCTTTTTCTTGCCATACATCTATTAATTCAATTTTCATTTATCTTCACCTTTTAATATACCTCAAACTCTAATTCTTTTAATCGTGGACTACTTATACATTGTATTCCAAATAAAAATTCTATCTTATTTCCGTATATATCACTTTGAAAAAATCTCTCGTGCATTATATAACCTAAGCCATATTGAAAACCTTTTGACATTATAATTATACTTGGCTTTTCTTTATAACTAACATAATGCTCTTTTACTAAATTATTTAATCTTTCAAATTGATGCATTATATCTTCTTTTAATATTTCTTCTTTACTCATTTCTATCCCTCTTTCAACTTTTAAACTTTTTCATAATCTTGTTGTCTTTAAGTATTTTATGATATAATTTCATTATTTTCTTATATCTTTTTTTATCTTCATGCAAATTAATATTTTCAAAATTAATGTCCTTCATCTTCATTATATTCGCCTTTTTCTAGTGCGTTAAGTAATCTTTTATATAGCATATAACTTTCATCTTCTCCTATACAATGATAACCTAGATCACTCTCATCTAATATTTGCAGTGCTAATTTTATTTTATATTCAGCCAAAGCGCATCTATTACACAATTCCTTTATTTCATTTTTCATATCAATACATTGTTGATTTAAATCTGCTATTGCAGGATCTACTCATGTAGTAAAATTTTCTATATTATTGTTAATCATTGCTTTCAATCTCCTCTATTGCTTTTGTAAATATATTTACTAATGCTTTTAAATGTGCTAATAATAATTCATCATCATTATGTTTAATAAACCATATATCACTAATACCCTCAACAGTTGGTTCACCGCCATTTTGTAGAAGAGTTGTAACTAAATCTGCGGCAACCGCCTTATAACCCGATCTTTTATTCATTTTCTTCTCCTGCAATCATTCTTTTTAGCTCACAATAAAACTCTGGAATATCGCCATATTCATTCCAAAATTCACCCATTCTATCATCTAACCTTTTAGATATTTTATTTAATCTTTCTTCTAATTTAGCTTGACCTAATATACTTATTAAATAAAGTTTTTCTAAGTCTTTTCTATCATAATCAGCAATAATTTGTTTTACTAAAGCAATTTCTTCTGGTGTATCAAGACAATCTTCAAGACCTTTTCTTAATTGTTCATCTTGATAATATTTTCTTCGAGATACAATATATCCTATTACTTCTGGATATTTTTTGTGTAATAACTTATCTTCCATAACTTCACATATAGAACTAGGAATATGTAAATAATCTTCCATTAATCCTACAAACTCTCGTATTTCTGCTTTTTTCATGTTCACTACTCCCATATATTTACATCTCTTAAAATAAGTTCATATATCTTATAATGATAATAATCAGTATTATTACCAATAGTATTTCTAGTTACTGCTATTGCTTCTGCCATAGTATAAGTATAAAATGTATCTTTTATTTTATCAAATCTATCATATATCTCAATCATATAATTATAATGCATAATTATTCCCCTTTCACATTATTTATTTTATCAAGAGCCTCTTTAGCTAAAATATTTTTCTCTCGATAATTATTTTTTGACTCAAGTATTTTATTAAAATACTCTATTGCTATTATTATTTTTTGTAATAATATATCACGTTCCCTTATTGCATCCCAATGTCCTGGTGGTACTTTTAATACTGGAACATCTTCATCTAATGTAAGTGCATTACGAGCATCACCAAAAGGTCTATCTATTGAATCATCTATACGATAATCAAAAGGTCTAATCATATATACAACCTCCATACCAACCTGCGGAATCACGGATCACTTGTCCACCATTCTGTAGACAATCTGCCTCTCTACTGCGATCAATTTCATGACCACAAGCTGAGAATATAAAAAATACTACAATAGATAAAACAACTATTGCAATTCAACCAAATATATCTGCTAAATAATCTAATTTCATTTTTATTTTCCTTTCATGCGGAAACCCCGTTAACCGATCGGGTTAACGGGCTGCCGCTACTCAAATATTTTTGCTATACCTAATACAATAATACAAATAATTATTATAGCAAATACTATTGCAAATGGAATCCATATTGGAGCTAATACCCATAACCATTTCCAATTAATAACACCACATAGTTTCAATACTATAAATGCTACGGCTAACATAGGTAAAAAACCGCCGCCTTCTATAACAATTTTATCATCATTTTTCATAATTATAACTCCTTCTCTAAATATTCTTTAATATTGTTTAAAATATTTTTATAATCTGGATTGTTTATTCCTCTAGTTTGAACTTTATTAATTAATTCAATAACATCATTAACTCTTGTTTTTAAAGTATTCATATCTACTAAATAATTAGTAACTGTCATACCCTCAAGAAGTTCATTATATATTTCCCCATCATCAAAATCTAATAAATCATATATCAGCTGTCTATAAGAACAATCTTCGCCCTTTTGAATTAACTTTGCTAATACATGAAATACCTTTTGAGTTTGGTTTATTCTAACTTGCTTTTCCCACATTATATGTTCCTCCTAGAAATTCACAACTTTCATATACAATATAAGATACATCTTGTCCTTGATATTGCGCAAGTAATGGGAACTTTTTAATATCCTTTTCTGGGATAGGATTATCAAATGTTCTAATCTCTCTTGCATATGTAATCTCGGTTGTGTGTAGTTCTTTCTTAATTTCCTTTTCAATATAACTATTGATTTTATCATCAATATTAATAACTTCAAATTGATAATCATCTTCAATTAGTTGCTTTGCATAACTAATTACAATATCGCTGTTATTTTCAATTTCTTCTTTTAGTCTATCATATTTATTTCTTTTGAAGTCTAGTAATTCAACACGTCTAGGGTCATAATCATCATATGTAAGAAAACTTTTATTAGCTCCATATTCACAATCATATGCTAGAATATCATATAGTCTTAGAATATGATGATGTTGTTTAGGGTCAAATCCCCATTTCTCGAATTCCGCAACCTTACTTGGATATGCATGAGTAAGAGCCTTTCTTTTTTCATACATAGCACCTAGTACGCTCTTTTTATTAACTTCAAATTGACTAAATAGTTCTTTAATATATTTATCTCCAATTGAGTATTTAGTTTGGATACTTTCAATATAACTAAAATTTCCTTTTTTAATTACATCATAAAAAGTTAGTAGGTCTTTAACATCAATATTACCTTCTTCACATTCTACTGTTGTACTAGTTACTTTTCTAAAGATAATATCATGAAGAGTAGGTACAATAATTGCTTTTGCATCAATATCACTTTGCTCATCATCTAGGTTGTAATTTTGACTACCATAAAGACCAATATATACTACCTTATATCCATTACTTTCTAGGTGTTTCTTATATTTACCTAGAGTTTTAAAAATGTATTCTTCTTTTGTTTTCATTTAATTCACCTTCTTTATTTTTTTGCTTTTTCATTAAAATATACAATTATAGCAGAAATAATAATTGTAAGTGAACCTCCTAAAAAATAACCAAATAAGAATGCTTCAACAATACTCATATTATTTCTCCTTATCTTGTTTTCTATTCTTTGTGAAATAAAAATTTAACCATCTTGTTAATTTTATCTCATCATTGTCAATAAGAACTTTTGGCCAGATAAATTTAGTCCATAGACCAGATCCATGTTTAGTAGTAAATGGAGTCCAAAAAGTTGGTCTTATCCATTCTGCACATTGCCATACAAGAGTCCATAAATCTAAATCAAAATCATCTTCGTCATCAAATTCTTCACCATAATAGAATATCTTAGTATCTCCCTTGCGGAAATCTTCATCTAAATAAATTTGTTTACGAATTTCTTTGATTACATCTACTTCATATGGTAATCCACGATAATCATCTGTCCATGTATATTTACCATTTACATATATTTGAACTCTATCTCCCTTTTCATTTATTAAAAATAAAATATGTTTAGGATTAAATTCAAAATGTATAAATAATTCTTTTTCTTTCATATGCTTCAATTCCTTTCTATATTAATATTATATAATAATTTTATTAAAAAATCAACAGAAAAAAGACATATCTAGTATGTCTTTTTATTGTCAATCTGCGGACGCCGCGCACTCTTCTTCCGTGATAATGAGACCGGCCTTCCGCAAAATATATATTAAAGTTGCAATACTGCTATTTTTTACATATGCCTGTGCAAATACAGCTCCAGGTCATTTAATACTTATAAAGCCAGTGTCATCAGAATATATATATTCGGTATCATTCATATCGAAATGAAGCATGTAAAAAATGATTCACATGTCTTTAAAAGTATATGGGGATGTTAAATAATAAATTAACATTATTTAACATCCGCATATCTAGCACTATTCAACTTATCTAGCATTACTTCAATACCAGATTTACCTTGAGTAATAGACTCAAATAATACAGGACTAAAACCACTAACATAAGTTACATCAGCAGAATTAGTTTTGTCTAAGACAATATTGTTTCTAGCCATTACATTCCAGTAAACTAGGCGAGGCATTGTCACACCTGCCGCTTCCCATCTATGTCTAATTTTTTCCATAGTTGTTTCAGCATCGAATTTGCGGCAGCCCCATCCATCGCCATCTCCAAGACCATAGTCAATTTCCATATCAGAAATAATTACAATACTTGTTGGGATATCTTCTTCAGGAATGTGTTCTCTTACTATTGTATTTAATAGTAAATCGAATACAGCCTCTAAATTAGTATTCATACCCCAATTAGAGCGTTGAATTTCTCTTATTTTAGCAGAAACAGTATCTCCTACTAAATATTCAAGAGATGGTCTTTCAGAGAAAGTAATGAAAGTATTTTTAAATGCTCCAGTTAATCTCTCAGCACAATATAAACCAAGTCCAATAGAAGCATCGATAGCACGATAGTTAGTATTGCCAATAGTAGATTCCATTGAACCAGATACATCTACAACACATAAAATTTTACTATCAGGATTGGTAATATAATTAGGTAGATTATCCCAATATTTATTAATAACCGCCTCTTCAACTTTAGGTTGTGCATACTCAATAACTTGATGAACAACTTCATATGGATATAATGTTTTTGCGTTGACTTTAGTATTTTTATTCTCGATGAATTCAGCATACTTATCCGCAATTATATCTCTATGAGCAAAAGCATTTCTATATATAAAACCAGCTTTACTTGGTAATTTATCAAACTCGATTTCTGTCCATCTACCCTCAGACATTAGTTTTTCAACTATGTTAATACGAGTTCTTAATGCAGATAAAGCCTTACGATAATCTTTATGTGTCATACCAAAAGCTTCACGAGTTAGCTTACCTAAGTGTTTAGATTCTGGAGAGTGAGTGTTTTCAGATTTTAACCACTTGCCTAATAAAGATACTCCTTCATTTGCGGCAGTGCGTAATGATACCATATCTCTATTAAATTGTGCTTTCATAACATCAAAAGCATCTTTCTCAAGTTCAGTTCCAACAAGAGCATATAAATCATCCCAACGACCATAGTTTGAGATATTTTCTAGGTTGCGGAAAGCAGCCTCTACATCGTGTTCAGCTAGCCATTTCATGCATACCTTGAAGAATCTACGCTCGCCTTGGCCGCCGCGAACATCTCTAAGATAGAATAAGCATTTTAAGGCTAGTTCAGGATTTTCCATATATGCTTTTTTGAATAGAATAATACATTCATCTTCAGTTCTATTTCTATATGAACCTCCAAATGCGAATAAATCATATACAGCATTTAATGTGCTTCTATGAGCTATTGCCCCATTTTCAGTTTCAGTAAAGTTAGTTTGTCTTTGTAAACTATTTAATAATGAATTTTCCATGTTTTCACCATACTTCTTATTTCAAGAAGTCCTTTCTTTAATTCTTTTATATTATATCATAAAAATTTTATTAAATCAACTTTTGGACATAAATAGATAAGTTTTTCTTATAACTTTTGAATTAATACAGATAAGATAAAAAAAGTAGATAAAAAGGAGGCTTTCAATATGTTTATTATAGATGATAAATATAATATGCACCTTAATCGTGGTGATAGAGCTATTATCAGATTAACTAATACAGATTCAACATTTGTAGCTGGAGATAGACTTGTTTTTTCAGTTATGAAAAAGAATAATGCTGGCGATATTGTGTTTCAAAAAATCTTTGATGTAGAAGAAGATGCACAAACATTTGATATGATTTTATTACCAGAAGAAACTCGATTAGGTCCCGTTATTAGAACCGGAACTGTAACTTACTGATATGAAATTGAATATAATGGAATGAATACATTAGTAGGTTATTTCACTGATGGTCCTAAAGAATTTATCTTGTATCCAGAAGCTGCTTATCAAGAAGGGAGCGTATAATTATGTCAATAGTTATCGAGCCTCAAATTTTGGATGTTGAAGCAGTTAGCCCTGTTAATATAGATATATCTAGTCGCGGAAATGCCGACATAAAGATCTCTACTACCCAGACTGGTACCGCAGGGATCGCCGCAGCCGCATTTACAGATAACTATAATGCCCTATCTCATAAACCTAAGATTAATGGTGTTACTCTTGAAGGAGATAAAACATCTGAAGAATTAGGTATTGTAGAAGACGCTAATTATCTTCATACACAAACAGTAGCCTCTGATACTTGAGTAATCGTACACAATCTAAATAAATTTCCTTCAGTAACTGTTATAGACAGTGCAGGTAATGAAGTTATTGGAGAAGTTATTTACAATGATGCAAATCAAGTAACATTGAAATTTGAAGGCGGATTTAAAGGAACCGCAACATTAAATTAATTGTAGAAAGGAAGATTTTTGATTATGGCAAAGAATTTTTTAGTTGATTTAAACTTAAATCAAAATGAATTACAAAATACAGTAATTCAAAATTTAGCTAGTGATCCAGCCGAAGGTCTTAAAGGTCAAGTTTATTTCAATACCGCTGTAAATAAATTAAGAGTTTATAATGGTACTGAATGGGTTAATCTTGAAAAAGGAACTGGTACTGTAACTAGCGTTGGTATTTCAAATACAACAGATGGTAGTTTAACAATTACTGGAACACCTGTAACAACAAGTGGAACAATTAATATTGAACATGCTAATACTGTTGATGCCCAAACAACTCAAGCTATCTATCCTATTGCTTATGATAGAAATGGTCATATTACTAGTGCGGGAACTGCATTAGGAAATGTATCAACTACTGCTGATGGTTTATTACCTGCATTTAAAAGTACAAACCAATCAAGTACAAAAGTAGGCTCAAGTAATTATGTTTGGGATGCTACTCAAGCTAAATATGCACAATTACCTGCAACAGCATTTAGTGATACTACTTATACAGATGGTACTGCAGGTTATACATTAAAAGCAAAACAAGACAAAGATGGTAATGAATTCTCAGCTACATATGCTAAATTAGCTAGCCCTGCTTTAACTGGAACACCTACTGCTCCAACTGCGGCAGCCGGAACTAATACTACTCAAATCGCAACTACAGCATTCGTTGCAAGCGCTATTAGTGGAATTAGTGGAGCTATGTACTTTAAAGGAACAATTGGTACAGGCGGAACTGCAGGTACTACATTACCTACATCTAACGTAAAAGTTGGAGATACTTATAAAATTATAACTGCTGGAACATATGCAGGTCAAGCCGCTAAGATTGGCGACATGTTCATCGCCACAGCCGCAACTCCTACATGGGCTTACGTTCCATCAGGTGATGATGTTGATGTAACACAAGTTAATGCTGGTGCTGGTTTAAATACTACTAGTGATGATACAGCTACAGATGGTGGATCAATCACATCAACAGGTACATTATATTTAACTAAATCAGGAGTTACTGCTGGTACTTATCAAGGTTTAACTGTTGATAAATATGGTCGTGTAACCAGTGCATCAGACATGGGTTATACTACTAACACAGGTACAGTTACAAGTGTTGGTTTAACTAATGGCGGTGGATTAACTATTACAGGTAGTCCAATTACTACAAGTGGTAATATTACAGTAGGACATACAAATAGTGTAACTGCACAAACTACACAAGCAGTATATCCAATTAAAATTGATGCAAATGGACATATTAGCGCATATGGTAGCGCACAAACTATTTTAAAGAAATATAGTTCTAATATCACAGGAGATGCTAGTGCATCAAGCTTTACAATCACACATAATTTAGGAAGTAGAGATGTAATAATTCAAGTTTATGATAATTCTACTTATGACGAAGTTATGGTAGATATAACAAGAGCAACTACAAATACTGCAACAATAGCATTTGCGAAAGCACCTGCAAATGGAAAGGTATATAGAGTAGTTTGCATTGGATAATTTTAAAGAGAGGAGATAATTTACTATGAAACTTTTAACAGAATTAGACTCTCTTGATAATGTAAAAGATGGAGAAACAAGGAAATTAATTTCAAAGACATCAAGTAGTGGATCTGGAAACGTTGTATCTAGTGTCAGCGTTTCTGGAGACACTATTACTTATACAAAAGGCGTAACTGCATTGACTTCTCACCAAAATGCTTTTTCAAAAGTTAAAGTTGGAAGTACAAATGTTGAGGCGGATGCGGCAGGCGATACATTGGAATTAGTGGCGGGAAGTAATATTACATTAACTCCAGATGCTACAAATGATAAAGTGACAATCGCCGCAACTGATACTAATACTACATATACTTTTGCAACTGGTGATAGTAATGGTCAAATTAAAGTTACACCTAGTAGCGGTAGTGCGCAAAATGTCGCGGTTAAAGGACTTGGCACAGCCGCATATACAGCAAGCACTTCATATGCAACAAATAAAGAATTAAGTAATGAAGATTTAAATAATGTAACTACACCAGGTATGTATAATGCTGGCGGTAGTAATACGGTTACAAACAAACCTTCTGGAGTAGACCATTTTGGTTTAATTGTTGTTCATGATGCTAGTGGTAGTTATTATACTCAATTAATATATAATCCTGCAACATCTAAATCATATAGAAGATATTGTTCAAATGGCACATGAACAAATTGAACAGAAGATAAATTAACTGATACTACATATGAAAGTAAAGCTGCTGCCTCAGGTGGTACTGCTGTATCTCTTGTAACAACGGGAGAAAAATATACATGAAATAATAAAGGTTCTGGTACAATTACTGGTATTACTATGAATGGAACTAGTAAAGGTACTAGTGGAGTAGTAGATCTAGGCACTGTCATAACAGATGTTAGTGGAAAATATGATAAATCTGGTGGTGCTATTACCGGAGCTATTACTCGTACATTAGCAAGTAGTGGAACAATAGCATCAACTAATTTATTTACAGTTACTGGTAGTACAGATGGATTTAAAGTAGATTATGCGGCTACGACAGCTGATGCTGGTGTAACAACAATGACAACAACAGATGATGGTAATGCTAAAATTAGTATGGGTAATACTGTAAGTAGTACATATAAAGAGGCTATTAGTATCACTAATGGTAGCGCAACAGTTAATGGTTATGTACCTGCGGCGGCATCTGCTAAAAGTGTAGATACAAGCATAGCTGCAGCAAGTACTTCCGCAAATTTACCTACAAGCGCAGCAGTTGCTTCATTTGTTGAAGGTAAAGGTTATACAACTAATACAGGTACTATTACAGGAGTATCTGTAAATGGTACCTCAGTTGCTACAAGCGGAGTTGCTAATATAACTAGTATACCTTCTAGTATTATTACTCCTATGGCAACTAAAACATATACTGATATTATAGGTGTTACTGATAATACAGATGCAAATTGTGCATTTTACTTTGGTTCAGTAAAACCTACTACATATAATGATACATGGTCTATTAGATATAGAGTTTATGTCTGAGTTCCTTCTAATACTAATTATAGAGCTTTATCAGAAGGCTTAGTAATGGGTAATCAAGGTGGAATTAATAGTTATGCTTATTTTAATAACTTCTATAATACAAGTTATAGACCAGTATATTATCATAGTATTTATACTTTAACTGAAACTGGTTTTAATGCTAACTATGGTCATGCTATTGGTATTAGTTTAAAAGATAGTACTGAAAGGTTAACAACTACATTAAAACGTTCTGTTAAAGTAGAAATTCTTGCTTGTGATAACTGTACATTTACTTTAAATGATACTGCAGTTAAATGGGCAGATTGAACTGGAACTGGAACTACAAATTATAATACAATTAAATCATATGATTTTGCTTCAAATGGTTTACAAGAAACAGGAGATAATAATGATAAATCTACTGCTTATATTGTAAGAAGCTATTATGAAAGAGTTAAAGCTGGAGCAAATAAATTATATGGTTATAATTTATGTACTTATGATACAAATGGAAAAATTCAAAGTTTTACAAATTCACAATCAACAGGCACATCAAAAACAAAAAACACTGCAACATTTAGACTTGGTATGCCTTTCTATTATTATGCAAGTGGTACCGATAAAGCGGCAGATGCTATTATTGGCGATGATACATTAAGATTAGTTACAGATTCTGTTGATATGAGATATACAACTAACTGTAATAAAACACTTACTGCAAATACACCACTTTATTTAGTTGGTACTCCTAGTGGAGATACATTTACACTTGCAGATACTTGATATACACAAACATTACCAAGTTCTGAAGATGGTAAAATCTATATTTATTTAGGTCTTGCTTGAGATACATATAGATTAGCTTTGCAACCAATTCACCCAGTATATTGGTATAAAGATGGTGGAATTAAATTATATAATGCATTAGCTGCAAAAGCAATTACTGCCAATTCTGCAACAACAGTTACTGGTTCTCTTAGTAATGGGGTAACTGCAACAACTCAAAGCGCTGGAGATAATTCTACTAAAGTAGCAACAACAGCATATGTAGATAGTGCAATTACAGCATTACCAGAACCTATGATATTTAAAGGTAGTTTAGGTACAGGAGGTACAATAACTAGTCTTCCAGCTGCCGCAGCTACAAATGAAGGTTTTACTTATAAAGTAATTACCGCAGGTACTTATGCATCACAAGCTGCAAAGATTGGTGATACATTTATTTCAGATGGTAGTACTTGGGTATTAATTCCATCAGGTGATGAACCAAGTGGAACAGTTACAAGTGTTACAATTAAAGCTACAAGTCCTATTGCTATTGATAGTTCTTCTGCAATTACAACAAGTGGAACTAGAACTTTATCACACGCAAATAGTGGTGTAACAGCTGGTACATATAAAAGTGTTACTGTTAATGCAACAGGACACGTAACTGCAGGAAGTAATCCAACTACATTAAGCGGATATGGTATTACAGATGCAAAAATAGCTAGTGGAGTTATTACTCTTGGAAGTAACACAATTACTCCATTAACTTCAAGTAGTACATTAGATGCTACAAAACTAAGTGGAACAATCCCTAGTGGATGTTACACTAATACAAAAAATACTGCGGGTTCAACAGATAGCTCAAGTAAATTATTTTTAGTTGGTGCAACAGAGCAAAGTGCAAATCCGCAAACTTATTCACAAGATACTGCTTATGTAGATACTAATGGACACTTATATAGTAATTCTAAACAAGTTGTTAATTTAAGTGATACACAAGCATTAACAAATAAAACTTATAATGGTTATACATTAGCTGCGGCCTGCGCAAAAGCAGTAGTTACATCTGTTGATACAAGCGCAAGTTTACCAACATCAGGTGCAGTTAAAACATTTGTTGAAGGAAAGGGTTATGTAACAACTGATACGAAAAACACAGCGGGGTCAACTGATACATCTAGTAAAATATTCTTAATCGGAGCAACTTCACAGGCGGCTAATCCTCAAACATATTCTGATAATGAAGTATATGCCACAAGTGGTGTATTAACAACTAAATCAGTTCAAGTAGGTGGAACTGCCGCAACAATGCAATATAACTCAACAGATAAATGTATTGAGTTTATTTTTAGTTAGGGGGCAATCATATGGCACTTAGAATATGATTGCCACTTAACGGCAATTTAAATAATCAAGGTTTAAGTAATGTTCAAATAACAAATACAGGAGCTACTATTAATAATAACGGGAAAATAGGGAAAGCTTATGAATTTGGCCCAAGTCATTGGTTAAGATTGGAAAAATATGCCGCTGAATTTTTAACCTATGAGGAATTTAGCTTAAGCGTATGATTTAAATGTACCGCACAAAATACTTCTCATGGAGGTTCTGCTTTAATTTCAGCGGGGAATTGAAATCAACCCGCCAGTCTTTTAAATTTAGCTTTGGGTGAATGAAATACTGATCACTATTCAAGATTAATAATTAGTGGTAGCGGAACTTGAAGTGCAGGGTATGATTATAATTTCAATTTAAACACTTGGTATCATGTAGTTTTAACTAGTGGAAATGGAAAAATGCGAGCTTATGTTAATGGAACATTAATAGGAG